CACCACACAAAGTCTTTTTCCCAGAGTGGTTTCCTAGTCATCTTCATTAGGTTGACGAATGATTCATGGATAAAGATCTTCCGGTCTTGTTTTCGGTGGGAGTTCTTGTGCGTGGTGGGCTGGTAGACATAGAGCCAAGGCTTAACTGGATGTTGTGAGATTTCAGACCAGCGCATCCCGATTAATTCTTTGATCCTCATCCCAGTAGCAAGGTGGACAGACATGAGTACCCGATAGACCGGAGCTAGGTGAGGTTGAATGCGGTCAAGGTCAGCAACTTCGACAGGCTGGATGGGTTCAGGATTTCTGAGGGTTGGAGCAGTTCGCCAGGACAAAGGTTTGACACACATGAGGGCTGAGAAAACATTGATGGGAACCAAGCCCCATTCCACACCCCTTTTAAACATCATCCTGATCTTAATGATCAAGCCATTGACTGATGAGATGGTTAGTTTTTTTCTCTTGGTAAAGATGGACTGGGGCATGATGTCACGATGAACCAATCCAGCCCTGACTGCGATGAGATCCCTAGGGGTGAATTCTGCAATCGGTGTTTGCAGATAATCTTTAAGCTCCCGAATTGCTGATTTCAAAACATGGATCTGGCTAGTGGGTTTACCTGTGGCAGGGTTTCGGAAATACATATCAGCCCACTTGGAGAAGTGGACAACTAGGTCTGCAATGGTAGGATCTTTTTTATCAGTGGGTGTTGTTGGGATCTGGGTATCTGATTGGGCCAGATATTCTGACAACCATTTTTTATAATTTGCAGTGGTTTGAGCTAGACCGAATGGTCCATGGTAGGTGGTCTTGCGATTACGAGGGTCAATGGAATAACCCAGACCTCTAGCTTTGTGATGTAAAAGCCCGGGCACTTTAATTTTCTTCATGACTACAACCCTTTAGAAAGCCAGCCAAAGTAGCTGACATGCTAAGAATCATAGCAGATGTGGTACTAAGTAGTACAGTACTACTTTTTGACCACATCTTTTTTCGCTAAAACAAGGTCGGGGATACAGGATTTGAACCTGCGACCTCTTCCACCCCAACCTATCATACAACACCCCCTAAAATCCTTGTAATCCCCTTTGATTTAAGGCTTTATGTTGCGTTTGGTCGTACTGTTTAGCATCCGTTTTCATGTGTATATAGTGGTTATTTGGGTTGAAATGTAGTACAGATTAATCCTCTTCTGGGGCATCACAAGTCAGCCTAAAAATCTTTTTAGATGCCGATGGTTTAGTGCTGGTCCAGTCCACATCCCCCACCTCTGGCACTATCGGCTGGTAGTTTTCCTTACTATCATCGGGGTGGTATAAGAGTCTGTTTGCTGCCCATCGTGCGGTCAGGATTTCGATCTTTTCCTGTGTGCCAGGCTTTGCCATGGTTGGTTCATCGGGTGGCAAAACTGGGCACCTGACGACCTCTTCACGGTCCATCCGTTCCACTCTGAAGTTTACTGGTATCTTAAGATTTTTAGAGAGGGGATTTTGATAACATTTCATGCACAGATAACGAGACTTGTGGGGCTTGAATTCACCACATAAAAGACAATGGATCATTCTGCGCATGGAAACCTTCTCCTAGGTTGTTCGTTTCCATACTGGTTTATTTTCCAATTTCCTAAAGTATCTTTGAGAATCTATTCTAATGTCTGGGTTCCATGATTTCCAATCTAATAAATGCCCGAGTACCCAGTGACACTTGGCACTGGATTCACACAAGGTGATTAAGTTATCTGAGGATAGTTCCTTACTGGGGTCAACATGGTAGGGGGTGATGTGGTGGACATTCAATTTCGTAGGGTCGGCACACCCACACCCAGCACAAAAAGGGTTGGAAATAAGGTGGGACTTCCTTACAGAAACCCACCTTGAAGATCTGGGTTTACCAAAGAACAATCTATAGGGCAGCATTGATCAGCATCTTGATCAGAACTTTCAACACAATTTTCCAGGGGATGATTGCAAATTCAATGGGTGCCCCTGCTGGTGCTGGTAGGTATTCGCCTTGAAGTTTCTCTAATAAGGTGACCACCTCAGCATCCGAGATAGGATAGTCCTGCACAGGTTCATCTTTAGGTGGGGTCAGGGGTACTTGGGTGGCAGCATACCCTGCCAAATTCCAAGCTGCGTTCAGGGCTGTTTGCAGGGGAATGGGTTTACCCCTGAGTCTGTCGATTAAGATTCCTACACCCTCAATAGGGAGGTCTTGTGGAAATGGTAGTAACATTATTTCTTCTCCTGTGATTCCAGCGAGTCTGAAATCTTTTGTGTAAGGTTAATTATCTGACTGCTTTGGTCGTGCTGGGTTTCTACAATCCGATTCAAGCCAGCTTCTAATCGGTCTAAAAAAACCAAGTGCCTTTGATGAATGGGCATTAGGATGTTATTTCCTAACCATCTAGCAGAGTTGTGTAGGCCATAACCAATTGCAATTAGGGCCACGCATGGTAGCCCTAAGCGATCAATGATAGTTAGCCAGTCGAAACTATACACAGGATTTACCACCTCTGCGTAATCTCTTCCCTAGTTGTTGGAATCTTTTCCCTTGGACTTTGGAACTGATAGCTGGCTTTGCGTTATATGCTTTGCATTCTTTGCAACTTGAATCAGCGTTAACCATCAGGGCAGCGAATAAAATAAAGCTCATAACATCTCCTCTAGATATACCAGTCTAGTTTCTGGGCAGGAAATCCTGCAAAATTACTCAGGGCAAACACTTCACCATCTGAGCAGATCCATTGAAATTCTTTAGCGGTGATCCAGAATCCACCATCGGGTTCGGAATAATACCCTGGGCTTTTCCCATGGCACACACCCCAGCTATTTTGAATCCAAAAAATATCGCCAAACTCAGGATGCAGTGCCCATGCTAGGCAGCACATCTGATGACCCCACTGGGTGACTCGTTTATTTAGAATGATGGATGGGTTACCTTTGATGGGTGGATCCATCTGGCCTCCCCAGTTAGAAGCGCAGGTCATGGGGAATCCATTGATAAGGCTGGCCTTGCCCTGCTCCCACTTGGTAATCCTTGCCGATGATTTGATCGTGTGTTTTTTTGATGCTGCTAACCAGACCTCTGCAATGGATTCACCATCACTCCACTGCATCTCGGCACTCTCTCCCCAGGTCATGGCACCATCTTTGATCTGTACTGGTGGTAGTCCTTGTGTGTTGTAGGGTAAGGTGCCAAACTTGGTGAGTGCCTCTATTGCAGCAGATCCGAAACTGCCTTCACCCTTGCCATTTAACCCTGCGAGTTCGCGCGATTTTCCGTAAGGAAGTAACCAAAAGGGGCAGACAGGATCTTCTAGCTGTCCGAGCTGCGTTACCTCAACGGATTCCAGACACCACAAAGCCATGCCTAGGCCATTGCCCACACAGCTTCCAGTTTGCTGGCTGAATGGTTTCATGTTTTTGATGAAGAGATATAGAAGTGCTTTATCTGGTTCTGCGTATTTGCCCTTGATACTAAAAGCTGGCATCCGCAATTTTATAGCTGCATCTAGGGTCACCTGTGAAGGAGTGCGCTGATCAGGGTGGATCCATCCTAGATTGTTTGGTGTCACTTCAATGTGCCTAGTGCCTTGGAAATTTCCGTGAATTTTTTAGACATGGATTTCCTTAAGCTTTCATCTAATTTGGTATCGGGATCTTCAGGAAATCCAGCCAAGTCTGATTGTATCCGCACTCTTATTTCTCGCAAATCGGATGGACTTAGCACCCTTCCCACTGCTTCTTTGCATAGGGCTAATAACTCCCCTGCGGTTTGGACTTCCTCACCCTTAACAGTGGTGGCAAAGCTGGCATAAAGGCTAGATAGTTTCTTAGCCTTGCCCTGTTTATCATCCTCACTTAGTGATACATAAAGTGATTTTAATTCCTTTTGAAGTTTGCTGGCTGCCTCATCCGGTGCTGGTATGGGTTCGGGTGGATCACCAATAATGACAGTAGTAATCACAGGTTTGCTGGCTGCATCCCCTTTAGCAGCATAGGCTAGGACTCTGTATTTACCAGGACTATTTGCGCTCACTACTGCGGTGGTACTGTCTCGTAATAACTCCACAGGAAACAGATTAAGCCCAACATCAAGGACCACCCATTGCACTGACTTGCAGTCGGTCACACTGGGGATGCTGATGAATTGCCCTGGTTGCCCATGGATTTCTAAGGGAATGGTAACCTGTTGTCCAACTACTAAAAAAAAAGATATTAGTATTAGGTTCATGGTTGCGCCTTAAGTAGTTTGCGTATTGCTTTGATTTCTGCTTTGGTGAGGAAGTTATCCTCTTGCTCTGCGTCACGCTGCGCTTTCTCTGCTTTGCGTTTAGCTTTTTCCTCTACGCTGATGTCCTTCACCTTGGTTTTCTGTGTCCATTTGCCCTTCACCTTTTTCGGTGGTTCAACTTCCGTGTCTTGTGTGAGGTGGTCGGTTTGCGGTGTGTCCTCAATTTCGACAAGCACATAAGTGCTGCCTTCAATCTCGCCACCCTGCCAGCCATCGCCAAAGGATGTGTTTGGGTGGTCACGCTGTGGATAGGATGGAAACTCAAGGACTGTGTCACCGTTTATTTTTGCGTATTGCATGGTTGATTAGCTCCGAGTGAAGATTGAGACTGTGGCCGACCCAGAATTAGCAGTGTAAACACTAGCATCGTCAGAACTAATGCAGATTCCGAAAGGGCTTGTCCCAGTTGCAATGGTGCTAGTTCCAGACAAAGCTCCTGTTGAAGTGTTTCGGCTAAAGATTGAAACTGTCGTACCTCCTAAATTAGTTGCATAAACACTTTTTCCATCTGCGGAAATACAAATGCCGTAAGGTTGTGCGCCACTTGCAATAGTACTAGTACCAGATAAAGCCCCTGTTGAAGTGTTTCGATCAAAGATAGAAACTGTCGTAGACCCTTCATTGCTTACATATACATTTTTACCATCTGCCGAAATGCAAACAAAAAGTGGTTGCCCTCCTGTTGCAATGGTACTAGTTCCAGATAAAGCTCCTGTTGAAGTGTTTCGGCTAAAGATTGATAAAGTCGCTGCTCCATAATTACACACATAAACGCTAGTGCCATCTGCGGAAATACAAACGCCTCTAGGGCTTGTCCCAGTTGCAATGGTGCTAGTTCCAGACAAAGCCCCTGTTGAAGTGTTTCGGCTAAAGATTGAAACCGTCGTACCCCCTAAATTAGCTGCGTAAACGCTAGTGCCATCTGCTGAAATACAAATGGCGTAAGGGTTTGCCCCGGTCGCAATGGTACTAGTTCCAGACAAGGCTCCTGTTGAAATGTTTCGGCTAAAGATTGAAACTGTATTTGAACTGAAATTAGGAGTGTAAACACTCTTTCCATCTGCCGAGATGCAAATCCCGAAAGGAAGTGATCCAGTTGCAATGGTGCTAGTTCCAGACAAAGCTCCTGTTGAAGTGTTTCGGCTAAAGATTGATACTGTATCGTTAAAACAAGAAGCATAAACGCTGCTGCCATCTGCGGAAATACAAACGCCTCTAGGGCCAGATCCAGTCGCAATCGTGCTAGTACCACTCAACGCACCAGTAAACACTTTGCCCCTACTCACACCCATGATTTTTCTATTAATAGGCATTAGAAGTTCTGGCCTCCAACCATTGCAAACCATGTAGTACCGCCATCCCATGTTGTGAGACAAAAGATATCTACTTTGTTATTGGTACTTGTGAGTGTTGGTGCCGTACCACCAGAGGCCCACTTAATTGCAGCACCCCATGTCACTGCTCGAGCCGTTCCATCCATCGTGAATGCCAGAGTGATTCCGAAAGCTGAACCTGTGGTCGGTATGTTGCTTATGGTAAGTGTCGTGATCGCTGCATTCAGCGAGACATGAAACACATTCCCAAGCGCACAGTTTAGCGTGAGCGTTCCGCTGGAGATCGTTGGTGCGGTTTTCGTTTCGATAAGGCTGGTGATCGTTGCACTTGTGAGCGTTGGTGAAGTGGCAAAAACATTTGCCCCTGTGCCAGTTTCATCCGTGAGGCATGAGGCAAGATTTGCGCTTGATGGTGTAGCCAAGAAAGTTGCAACGCTAGTACCGAGTCCGCTTACACCTGTTGAGATAGGAAGTCCGGTGCAACTGGTTAGCGTTCCAGATGTTGGTGTGCCAAGAATAGGAGTCACTAGCGTAGGTGATGTCAGCGAAAGCGTGTCACCGCTTTGAAGTTCTTGCACCGTGGTCGTATTGATTACTAACGGGAATCTTGCTGCCATGTTTTCTCCTAGGTGACGGTTATATTTACGGTGCTGCCACCAAACAAAAGCACTGGCAACGAGCCATTAGAAATACTGACATTGGTCACACTGCCACTAAATAGCGTGACAGGTAGCGCACTGGATGTGGAAGCACCGATCTGGACAACGCTAGCGGTGCCGTTATCCTTCTTGGCATAGAGCTTGCCATCGTAGGTGTTGAGCGCAAGTTCACCAAGAACCAGATCCCCAGTGGTTGGCACCTTTGCAGCTACTGCGCTTTGTTTTATCTTGATTAGATTGGCCATGTTAGAAAGTCCCGCCATCTAAAATAATTCCACTTCCCAAGCTGGTCGCTGATAAAACTATGGTGCCGTTGATGTAATAGGATTTCGCTGATGCGATGTTGATATGCTCGCTGCTTGTCCAGGCATCGGTTGCATCTACCCAGTTCCATGTTTTATCGCTGAGACCTTTGATGGTAATCCCACCTTGATCTGCACCCGCATCGGTAGTGGATGCGCTAGCAAGAACAATGTTCTTGTCGCCTACTGCCAAGGTCGTTGAAGAAATCGTGGTGGTCGTGCCGTTGACGGTGAGGTCACCACTGAGAACCAAGCTAGTGCCAGTCGCCACTCCTATGTCAGGAGTGATAAGCGTAGGACTCGTATCAACTACGAACTTTGATCCGGTTCCGGTCTGGCTAGCAATTACAGTTGCATTACCACTGCTTGTGATAACTCCGGTTAAGTTGGCATTGGTGGTCACTGTAGCAGCGTTCCCACTGGTGGACTGGTTCAAGGTGGGAAAGGTGCAATTGGTTAAGTCACCGCTTGAAGGTGTGCCGAGTGCTGGCGTTACCAGCGTTGGTGAAGTGTTCATCACAAAGGTGGTGCCTGTTCCGGTCTGAGCTGCCACCGAGGTTGCGTTCCCTACTGATGTTATCGGGCCAGTCATGTTGGCATTTGTAGTTGTTGTTACTGCAAAGTCAGGGCCACCGATTGCAATTACTGATGTTGCCACCCCGAAGCTGTCATCACCTAGTCCATAGTAAAGAATCCTCCCGCCTGAGTTCTCGTTGAAGGCAAGTTCTGCTGCGCCTAAAGTTGTAGGTGCGCCAGTGGAGCCACCTATTCTGCGCTTAATTCTGATCGTGTTCGCCATGATTCAAGTTCCTTAGTTAGAAGTTACCTTCAGAAATTACCACCATCTAGTTTATTAGTGTTGACCCACTGCGTTGATGCCGATGAATATTTTAAAAGGTCGCCATTCGCCACCCCAGTAATGGTGGTGTCGGTAAGCTCATTAAGTGTAGCAGCACCAGCAGCACCCGCTGGCCCTGTCAACCCTCGGCCATCGTAGACTGTGACTAGCGTTTCGCCTTGCGTGACTGTGACGATATCGGATTCTGTGACCACTACGATGTCTGGCATTATCGGGTCACCTCCGCTTTGACATTGAAAATACCTTCAATCAATCTGATTACTGTTGATCCGGTGTATAGCTCCAGATCATAGAAGTATCTGCCAGGAGTAAGGGCTTCCATGGTGGCAGCATCGACTAATAAATCAACAGTGCCTGCAGCACCACCTAGCGTGATTCGTGTGTTTTCGGTGGTGAGTTCTAGTATTACGGTTGCGCTCGCTGCGGTGGCCCTGACTTGCATAGCTGCGGTGTAGCCTGTGAGATTGGTTTCGACCTCGTCAGCATCGGTATAAAGAATGGTGCGGGCTAAGGTTGCACCCTGCTCAGCGTTAAATGTGTACTGTCCGGCTGGCATAATGATCTCCTAGAAAAAATTACCACCATCGTTTCATCAGCCGTCTGACTCAGGGTGCTGGACTTATACCCCTCATAGCTAACCTCTTCACTTGCCATTTTTGTTCTTTCGTGGCTGCATCAACCTTGCTTGGATCTGCCTGATCGTTACCCTGATCAAACTGGGTGCAATATCGCTAGGCTTTTCAATGATTTCAATAATCAGATAACCTGCTGAAACCACATATAAACCAGTGATGCCCTGATAATGCCAGTGATTATCCTTCCCTAAGGATACCCCAGCTTTGATGGCATCTCCAAACAGTAGAGATTGAGTCCAGCTAGGATGCAATTCAAAGTGAATAACCATGGTTGAATCCTTTAAGGCGGGGGTGGGGTTAGGTTGGTGTTGCCGTTTGCGTTGTCGGATCGGATCGCATTAGCGAGCCATTGGTATTGGTGTAAACATAGTAGGAGTTTGTTTTGTAAAAGTTTAGTGTTGCTGCCTGCGGTTTTCTTGCGTCTGAGTAACCACTATAGAACAAGGTGATATCGCTACTTAGACCGCCAGAACTTAGATAATGCTCGTAGTAAATCTGGTTAGAGGAGTTCACTTTCCAGAATAGAAGCGATGAATTAAGGAATCTTTTACCACTAGCAACAGTCGGCAAGAGATTGGCAGGAAGCGTTAATCTGCCTGGTATGTTGAAATAGTTCGCCACTGGCCCATAGTAGGTGCTGCTTGCTGCGTCGTAAGTCAAGGTAACACTAAGTGTGCCAAGTGCGATATCATCGCCAGATGGTATGTCTACAGTCGTTCGCCTAAATACTGCATCAATCAGATAACAGGTGATTGTGGTAGGTATGGTTTGGCCGTATTGAATATCAAAGCTTAAAAGAGTTGGCGAGTAACTCGCTGGATAATTAGATGAAAATGTTGCCGGACTCAATGCCGTGTTGTAGCTTGTCCATTCGTGCGGTGTTGCCTGCGAAAAGTCAAAGGCCGCATAGGAAGGTAAAGAAACTGGAGATTCATAGGAATAGTTCTCATTGCTGCGCCAAACACGATAATAGTAATCTAAATAATAAGTCCAAGAGGCAGCGCATACATCGGCACCAGAACCGAGAATATAATTTAAAATCTGTGCTTGGTAGGTGCCGATGCCGTCAACTACACGGAACCAAAAAAATCTTCTGTTATTTGTTCGTGAAACGCCGCTGCATAAAATAGGCGCATCATATTCATAGTGAACAAAGTAATTGATGCCTGAATATATAGCTCCGTTGTAGGTGCTGACATAAGTTGCTGAAGGATCGAACAACCTTGCCACTACTGTTTCCGTTGGGAAAACTAATTCCACATGGTCAGGAAAAGTTTGCAAGTATTCAGTAGGTGGCGGACAGCAGTAGATATCTGCAACATCTGCTGCTGCCATCTCCACGCAACCGATAGGCGTGTAAGGTTTTGTAATCCACTCAATATCAAAAGATGTTTTGTATGCTGGTATTAGTGCGTTGGTTTCTGCGGTGGCATCTGCAAGCGTAGGGTAAAGGATCATGGAAACTAAGGTGTAAACATTGGTGTAAACTGCGAACGGTGTGTAGGCAACAGTACGACTAGACGCAAAAGTTCTGCCACCATTGACTGTGCCAGAAGAGACATAAATTAGCCAAGGTTTAGAAATATCAAAGTCAATAAAATCCCATGCCCCAGTTCGAACCGTATAAAGGCCGTTTTCGCTAAGTGTTGTTTGATTTTTTACTAGCACATAATTAAAAACAACTGTCTGAACTCCATCAATTATTGGCAATCCGCTCAAAGTAATGTTTCCGGTAGTAGCTAGTTTTGGATTAATCGAATTAGTGTAATTGTCGGTTGCGTAGTACTGTGGCGCTGCTGTCATATCCTTAAACCGTAACCAGTACACCGTTTGACTTTCTAGCAAAACAGGATCTAAAATCAGATCATAGTTTATTGCTGTCGTGCCTACGGTGATCGTTCCGGTGTTTTGTATTACTGCGTAATAGTCTGCGTTTACGGTGCCAGATGTTATCTTAAAAAACGATCTGACCTGTAGTTCTGTTCCGGTGTCGGTATCAAAAGGCCTAGTCCATGATCCAGATGCTACGGTGTAAATTCCGTTTTGCGTTGCCGTGGTTTGATTCTTTACTAGCACCCTATCGCCAGCAATCAAAACTATTCCATCAATCGTCTGAAGTCCGCTTAAGCTGATGTTAGCGGTGGTAGCTGCTCGGCATGGTGTGCCAAGTGTTGGAGGCGTTACCATTACTTTATTAATGTAAGGGTTAAGGTAGTTGCTAGCCTCATCGTAGGTGGCATAAGTTTTTCTTGAGAAGCCTGCTGATGAACCTCCTGCCAAAGCTGTTCGATAACCAACAGCTAGAGGCAAAAACAAGCCTCCTAGCTCGCCTGTTGAGGTGACATTCGTAACGCTTCCAAAGGTAAGTTTAGTTACTAGCATTAGAGCGCTTCCAGTGCTACCACTCTGGCGGTTAAGTCTGTGATGGCATCTAACATGGCTTGAATGTCAACTTCTGTGTACTGCAATCCAGTTCCACCACTGTTGACCTTTACAAATTTTCCTCCATTCCCTGTGGTTGCTGGGAAATCTGTCAATGCTGTTAGCTGCAAAGTTCTGTAACCCTTGACCCCAGCAGATGTGGTTCCATACACCCGATTATTCCCTGGGCTTGTTTCATCATTTAATAAACTGAGAGCAACATAGGCAGGGTCGTTAGGGTTGCCACCACCTGCCAAACTTTTTGTAGTGGTGATGTTGTTGGCTGAGAATACTATTGATGCGCTACCACTAGCAACAGTTAGCACTTTATAGGGGTTGGTTCCGTAAACATTTGGTGTGTCTGATAAAGCAATAAAGGTGGTGTAATTTGCATCAACTATAGGGCCAAATTCCAGCGCAGTGGCCGCATCATTCACCTTTACTACTCGTCCTTGATTAGCTAAGTAAGATGATGGCGTGACATCGGATAAAGCTAAAAATTGCCGTATTACTGCGTTATCATAATCAGCACCTGACAAAGTAACTGTGGATACTTCTATTCCTGTGGGTGTACAAATAACATCCGTCACCACTTCAATGGTTGCGGAACCACCGGAAGTCACCGCTGGTGCAGGTGGTAACCCAATCAGGACTCTTGGTTGTTCGGATCCGTTGTACCCAAAAATCGTGCCAAGGTAGAAGCCCTTGCCTATGACTGGTGCGGATTCACTCCCAAGCTTAGGTGTGAAAGTCGTGCAGGTAATTCCCCCAGTCACGATTCCATCAGTATTATTCTTTCCCCACTGCATTAACCCTGCAGCATCCACCCCTGAATTGATTGGATAGCAAGTGGTTGCCCCACCAATTATCCAAGCCTTAACTGTTTCGTCATAGGTGCAGGTAACTGTTGCGGGTACATATGCCCAGATAAATGCAGGTGCATGATCTAATGGGATTTCATCATCAACCTCTGAATTGAAGGTGCCATCCTTGGATTTCTTCAGAAGTCTTAGGAGTTGCTTTGCTGTCTCGAATTCAAATGCTACTGGATCTGGCATTAGAAGAATCCTAGTCCTGGTAAAGTGGAATAATCGATGGTTCCGTAGACATCCGCACTGGCAAAAACTACATAGCTATTAGCAGCACCCGCAGCAGTTTTCTTTCCTGCTCCATTTAATCTCACTGGTTGCGTGATTTTTACCCCACCCTCAAAGATCGGTGCCCTCTCACCATCATCTTTCCTAATCCGATAGCCCATATCTAAAAGGTGCATATCCCACCCTATCACTGTGGTTCCATCCGTGGGGCTTAAGCTGGTGTTAATCTCTACCTCATAAGTCAATCGCCAGTATTGAAGCTTCCCCTCAAGAAGTAATTCCGTGTTGATGTTCTTAATCTTTCCAGTCTTTGCTGGGATGCTCAGAACACACCCAGTGCCTGTCGTGAAAGTCACACTAGTAGAATTCACTTTGCCTATGTAGGTGGCTAGGGTGTAGCTGTTAATAGATTTAACATTGCATCCAATGCTGAAAATAGGTCTAAACTTTTCTATGGTGATCGGTGGTACAAATGGATCGCCTGCACTGTTGTTGATGTTCGGCACTATGTAAGGAAAACTAACAAAGTTAACCTTGAAATCTGGTGGTCTAAGGGTGGGGTTGGCTTCCCTGTCTGCGGGTTTCTGTCCTCCCTGCTGGGTTTCCACTATGGGTGGTGGGGTGCTGCCACTGGGTGATGATGATGCTGCATCTGGATTAGATGAATACTCTATCGTTACTTTCCAAGTCTGTGGGTCATCCTGTTCAGGTGAGATGTTTACAGACTGAGCATAGCTGTCATCATCCCCAGGGAAAAGATCGCCAATCTGAGGGCAGTTAATATGCCCATAAATGGCATCATAGATATTAATATCAGTCTGCTCTAGGGAGTCGGTGTGAACGATGAAAGACCGCGAAAAAGTATTCTGGTAACTCTTATCCAGAGTTCCTTTTCTCTCCTGCCATAGCTCTTCAAATAGATCAATAGCCATGATGATTCCTAAGGGTTAAGGGCCACTGCAATTTGCTGAGGTCTTGGCATTGCTGCGGGTAGATTCTTAATAGCTTCTGCAATTTCTCTAGCAGCTTCTAACTGTTGGGCTTCTACCTCTGCAGCAGCTTCCATGAGTTGCCTGATTTCTTCCTGAACATTTTTACCTTTGCCCATCTCATCGACTTTAACTTGGAATTCTGCAGCCGATCCAGCCTGCACTGCGGATGCAAATTGCTGTGGACCGCCTAGGCCAGTGGCTTGTTTAAGTTTGGCAATGGCATTAGCACTACCAAGAGCAAAAGCCCTAACACCCTCAGGGCCTTCATTGAGCATGCCTTTAAGTTTTGCTACTTCATTTTCATACTGCTGTAGTGGTGTGATGTTATCGGCAAAGAACTTCTTCCACCCTGGTTCTTCTATCCTCATGGGCTTTTGGACTTCATCACTGAGCTTCTGCCACTGCTTATCAAATTCGGCCAATTCCATCTCAGCTAGCTGCATCTCTTCTTCAAGAGCTGTTAGCCAAGTACCACCCCCATTGGATGCAGGTTGCATCATTTCATTAATATCATCAGGACCAAAGCCACCACCTGCCCCACTCATATCTGTATCTGCTAAATTCTGTGCGTTCTGCGCTGCAAGATCAAAAGCATTAGCTAGGTTGTTTGCTGCATCAGTTGCTGCAATGGTGTTGTTACCTATGGTGGTTATACCATTGGCTGCATCTGTTAAACCTAATCCCCAATTTACAGTTGCTGCCCCTGCATCAGATATTGGATTAAGTATGTTGTCCTGAATAGCCTGTGCCCAGGTGTTGCCCTTCTTTAAAACAGTTCCACCAACCTTTATGAAATCCACTGTGAATCCAATGATCGTTGAAAGCGCATCAATCATCGGCTTAAGATCTTCTAGCATTTGTGATGCTGCGTTTTTAACTGACTGCAACATTTCATCAATCGTCATTTTTTCAGTGAATATTACCCACTCATCAATAACACCAGCTAAATTATCCATCACCATCCCAGTGGTAGTGGAAACAAATGCACCAATCTTTTGTAATAGGGGTTCTAGATCCTCAGCCTTTTTAAACACTGAATCAAAAAAGTTGGTTACAGTATCACCAAGGTTGACTAAACCAAAACCCTCTAGAAGACTAGTTCCAAGCTTTTGCATTAACACTTCAATATTGTTGGTAACCCTGCTCCAGACTCCTGAAAAACTGTTGGCAGATTCCTGTGCTGCTGCTGCCATGTTTGGCATTGCTGCTGCATCTTGTAAACCCACCGCTGCATCTGTAACTGATATCAGGCCTGCTGCTACTCTGCGCTTAAGCTCATCAACACTGATTCCCATCCTGCTTGCCATGTCTTCAAAGATCGGGATACCCTCTTCTGCCAACTTGCCCAGGGCAGACATAGTTGCCACACCTTCACTAGCCATGTCTGCGAGTTTATCTGTGATCAGTGCCACGATCTTTTCGGGATTTCCTAAAGCTACACCAAGTCTATTAAAGTCTTTGATTAATCCAGTAACTACATCGGGTCGGAATTTCATCTGACTTAATCGGGTAGCTGCTTCACCTAGTGCATTGAAGCTGGCACTAGGGCCAGTCTTCATGATGTCCTGCAAACCTTTAGCGATCCCTTTAAATCCGGTCAGTGCCTTAAGCCTGTTATCTAGTTCCTGAAACTTGCTGCCTGAATCAATAACCTTGGCACCTAGATCAATCACAGAGGATGTAATCTTAGTTACCAGATTTAATGCACCATCAAAGATCTTGCTGAATGCGGATGTGAAAAATCCGATGCCGAGCATGTCGGTGATTTTCATACCAGACTTAGAGTCTTTTGATTTTTTCTCTTCTGGTGGTTTTCTAAGTCCTAGTTTTATTTCAGTGTCATGCAGTTTCTTTTCAGCCTTTTCCAATGCTGATAATTCCCTGGCTAACTTAGCAGCACTACCATCAGCTATCATCATCTGCCGAGATTGCATATCCAGTTTCTTATTAAGTATGTCCGTTTCTGCAGACATCTTCTTAGCATTGGTTACATAGGCAGCCGTGTTTTTATTCTCTGGAATGGGTGGTGGCTTGATCGGTAGGGGTGGGGGAATTCCCCTGGCCTTATTCTCTGCAGCAATTAATTTCTGTTCCTGCTGCTCTAACCTGACCATCTCATCATGAAGCTTTTTAGTAGCTCCTGAATCAATGTTCATTTGTCGTGCTTGCAATTCTAAAGCCTTGGATGCTAAGTCGGTCTTATTCTTTAGATTGATTTGTTCCTGGACAAACTCAGGGGTATTAGTATCTACCTTGGGTGGTTCAATGATCGGTACTGGCTGATTGATCCCCTTCACTTTATCTTCAGCTAATGCCAGGGCTTTTTCCTGTTCCTCTAATTTCACTAACTCATCATGCAGGGCTTTGGTTGCGCCAGTATCCAACATCATTTGTCGTGCTTGAATCTCAAGCTTTCTAGCATTGATGTCTAGTTCTGCGTTGAGTGTTTTGGTGCTAGCTGCATAGCCTATAGCCTGATCATCCACAGCCATCATGGATGCAATCACATTTTTGTTTTCTAGGGATAATAGCTTTTGCTTCTGGGTGTTCAACTCAATTAGCAAGGTATTATTCTTGAATGCTGCATCAGTCTTCATCAGATTGTTTTCAAGCTCTTTATAGCCTGTCTGAAGTTTAGCAGTCTGAAATTGAAGTTCGTTTTCATCCTTCATCAACAACAGGGTTGCGCCATCGAGCAAGACCATCTGATCCACTGCAAGCTTAGCTGCTGCAGAGGTCTGTTTAAACATGGCCGCATTGATGGAACCTGATGCTGCTGCCTGTTGGAGCTGCTCGAGCGATAGCGTTACCTTTTCCGTTGCGGTGGTAACCTTATTGGCATCCATAGCTGCAGCTACACTGCTACTACCAAAGGCTTGAACTTTTGTGGATGCTGTGTCTAAGGAAGATGTGAAGCCTGATAGGTCTGCTGTAACACTTAGACTGGCTCTACCTAGACTTGTATCAGCCATGTCTATTTCCTTTTTTTAGTAACCAACCCACCTAACATTGCTGCCAACATTTCTGGGGTCTGCTTATTTTCTGCTGCTCTCTCACCCATCCAGTCAGGGATAAAATCACTTAGCTTATGTTTGCTAGTGCTAGTGCAAGCCACTTGGGTATGCTGAACGGATCCAGCTAGGAAATCTAACCTTGCATCCCCTATGGGTTCGATCCTAGAGAATGCCACCCACTCCATCATTTCACTGTGGCTCATCTCCTGTTCAATCTCTGACACCATCTTTTTTAAGTGGCCAGCCAATCTAAATAGAAATAATCTAGATGGGCTTTCCCTTAGTTTTTTTCCGCATCCTCTACTGCCCCTGCACCTATGCGGTTTATTTTAAGAATCGCATCAAAGATCTTCTCTAAGATTGTGGCAGGTAACACATTCACTTCAGCAATATCTGCTTCAGTGAATAAAGCTTTTCCTTGTTCATCGCAGCACCCCTTGATGAGCATCCGTGCCCGCAAGTTTTCTGGGGTTTTCCCCTTTGTTCGTGCTGCGTTGAATTCGTTATCTATGCTGTCTCGTTCACCCACTGTCAGACTTCTGACCCATACAGATCCTTCCCACTCGGGTACCAAAACTTCCTGCCTAGGCAGGTTGTCTTTTTTTGCAAGGATCTGTGATCGTGATAAAGCCATAACAAAAGACTCCTATTAGTCTGGGTAACAAATACCCGAGACTTTAACAGTAAAGGTACACTTAATAAGCTCATCACCCACAGCAATGGAACTGATGCCCCTTGAAGTGATGAAACCATTAACAGTAATCGAAAGGCTAATAGGTGCAGGAATGGCAATTACAAAAGCAGATTCCGTTCTAGCCACTGCAATTGCATTAAGTGCTGCAAAATTTGTTTCGTCTAGATTGCACTCAAAGGTCATTTCCCCTGCATCTTCATAACCTGCAATGTAGGTATGAACCTGATCAGGTGAGGAAAGATTGGTTACCTGAATGCTGCCGATTTTGGACTGGGGTGGAGTTATAGAAATAACTTCAGCAACAGCAGTGCCAGCAGTAAGGGTAACACCATAAGTCGATTGAACTGCCATAATTCTAGCCTCCAAAAAAGTCGGTTACAGTTTCAGTAAATAAGACCACCACATCAATCGTTGCTCGGTGGATCCCAGTATCTTTTGCAGATTCCAGATCCCACCCCACATCCTCAGAATCTAATCTGGACTGATGGATGTAAGTGGTGTTCCAGTTCCCCTGAAACCCATCTACTCTCAGTCTAATGGATTCAACTATGGTTTCGCAAACTGTACGGCTTGCAGCAAAAATGTCACAAGTTATCCTTGCAGTGCAAACACCAGTAGCCCCACGCAAAGTCATCTGCCTATCCACAGAAGTTTTTTCATAAACCAAAAGTGGTAGCGTTGCATTCTGCGGGCTGGCATCTGGATAGATCCTCGTTCCCAGCAGTGCTGTGATGGATCCTTCACCTGTCAGGTAGGAATAGAAATCGGATTCAATCATTTCTTTACCCCTATTTTAGAGATAATTTCAGCCATCTTTTCTGAGAATCTAATAAATATTTGTGATCCAGCAGCAGCAAGTGCAGTTTTCATGAACGGTTTTGCCGTTGCACCAGGGTGCTGCCAGCTTTTAAATCTGCCAGGCATAACTGGACCCACAAAACTTTTGTTCTTTTCTTTGCGTCTTGGTGAAACTGTGTGCGGTGCTGCCCCTCTTTCAACAAGATGAGCATATCTAAATGGCTCAATTTTAAGACCGTTTTTTAATGTGATGGAAGTGCCAAACTTTGGACCCACTA